CTATTCAAACTTCTCAATCCACTCAGCCGCTTTATGGGCTATCCAAACTTCATATTCATTGATATGCGTAAACAATCCTCTCAAATCTGCAGCATTGATAATTTGATAATTGACTACCCCAGGGGTAACAATAAAATCACCTTCTTTTTTAATTTTTTTCACTCTTTTCATATCTTCTAAGTCTGATGTGAAAAAAACGAAAGCATCTTTTCCAGGGATTTTTTTACCCGCCCAATGCGCAATGATATTTCTATGACTTCGGCGATATACAATTTCATTTAGTCGATCAATTACTTCCATTCTGTCATTTAGATTAGGTTCTATTTCAGAAAGGGATGATTTTAATTTTTCGATCATAAAATGAAAGTCTACTTTCTTCGTCTTTTTTCCTTTTTGAATTAAACATATTACCTCTGCATCCAATAACTGAATAAATATACGTTGAATATTAAGTTCAATAAAATTGTAAGTTTGTATATACATTCCTAATAAGCAGAAATCTTCCTTCGACAAATTATCAAGATCAGCTATTTCATACTTATGAAGCTCACGTTCTAATTCATTAACTTGTTCATTTCTGTACTCATGAGGTAATGCCATTCTTAGATTCCTTCTATCTCAACACGAGAAAAGCCCCAGCGATTAAGCCGGGGCTATCCCAGGAGTGCGGGACCAACCGCAAACCTACTGAGGACTGAACAATAACCACGAGGATTATTATCAGCGTGGTTGAGTGACCAAACCCAACCGTGGGAAAGCATACCATGCCTATTGAATTCATCAAGAGACTCCAATACCGCCACAGAGTTACTGGCGACGATTTTAACCTTTATCCCCGCCAATCTGGCCTGAAATTCTTCTTCGCCTGTGTTTTAGGCGCGTTCATGTTTCTGGCTATCGCTATCAAAATCTGAGGGCTGACCAATGACCACCCAAGCAGTAACAACCCGTAATCTCCCGCCCGCCGTGGTTGGGTTGAATATTGACGAACCAACGTGGAACGCGCTGAAAAACAGTATTTACCCTGGCGCTAAAGATGATTCAGTCATCATGGCGGTGAGTTATTGCCGCGCCCGCCAGTTAGACCCGTTGATGAAACCCGTTCATTTAGTTCCAATGAGCGTGAAAGATGCTCTAACCGGTAAAAACGAATGGCGCGATGTGGTGATGCCCGGTGTTGGGCTTTATCGCATACAAGCAGACCGCTCCGGTAACTATGCTGGCGCACAAGAACCAGAGTTTGGCCCGGATATTACACAAACACTTAGCGGTGTAGAAATTACGTTCCCTCAGTGGTGCAAATACACACTGAGCAAACTCATGCCTAACGGCACTATCGTGGCGTTCAGCGCGAAAGAGTATTGGTTGGAAAACTACGCAACCGCTGGCCGCGATACTCAGGCACCCAATGCTATGTGGAAAAAGCGGCCCTATGGGCAACTCGCCAAGTGTGCGGAAGCCCAGGCTCTCCGTAAAGGGTGGCCGGAAATTGGTCAGCAGCCAACAGCGGAAGAAATGGAAGGTAAAAGTCTTGATGTGAATGAAGGTAAAGAACACAGCCAAGGCAGCCAGCAACCAAGCCAACCGCAGGCACTACCGGAATACAGCGCGGAACAATTTCAACGCGCACTTGCTGACTGGACAACGCTGATCAACAAGGGCAAGAAAACCGCCGCGCAAATCATCAACACCATCGAAAGCAAATACACCCTGACCTCAGCACAAATCAAAACTATCGAACATCTGGAGGCAGAAGATGCAAATCATTAATGTCCAGCAAGGCACGCCGGAATGGCACGCCTTGCGCAGTCGCCATTTCACCGCCAGCGAAGCCCCGGTAATGATGGCAGCCTCCAGTAAAATGCGCCGCGATGAATTGCTGAACATGAAGGCTACCGGCTCAGAACGGGAAATCAGCGATTGGGTACAAACCAACTTGTTTGATAAAGGTCACGCGCAGGAGGCCACAGCACGGGTAATCGTAGAATCCATGATCGGTACCGAATTATTCCCAGCAACCGCCATCGATGATGATGGCTATTTGTTGGCTTCCTTTGATGGCATGACCATGATGGAAGATGTGTTGTTTGAGCACAAAATGTGGAATGCCACACTGGCACTGGCAGTGAAAAATAAAGACTTGCCGCCAGAGTATTACTGGCAGTTAGAACAGCAGCTTTTAGTGAGTGGGTCCGAAAAGGTCATTTTTGTGGTATCAGATGGCACTGAAGATAACTTTGTGTGGATGGAGTATTTACCGGTACCTGGTCGCCGTGAAGCTTTGATGGCGGGCTGGCAGCAATTTGAGCAGGATTTGAACGGTTACACAGCCCCTGAGATAAAAGACATCCCACAGGGTAAAGCCTTAATGCGCCTCCCGGCTCTGCTGGTAGAAATCGAAGGAGCAGTAAAAGAATCAAACCTGACTGTTTACCAGAATCAGGCGCTGGCCTTTATTCAATCCATCAACACCAATCTGGTGACCGATCAGGACTTCGCTGACGCAGAAGAAACCGTTAAGTTCTGCGAAAAGGCGGAGAAAGAGCTGGATCTGATTAAACAACAGGCACTGTCTAAAACTGAACAGATTGATCTCCTTTTCCGCACCATTGATACCTTGCGCGATGAAATGCGAAACAAACGGCTAGACCTGTCAAAACTCGTTAAGTTGCGCAAAGAAGCTATTCGCCTTGAAATACTGAATAAGGCCAAAGCCGCGCTTGCCGAGCACATTGCTGTTATCAATAAACAGTTGGCTATTGTCACCCTACCCGCGATTCCGGCTGACTTTGCCACTGCCATCAAAGGCAAGAAAACCCTCACCTCGTTGCAAAGTGCCGCCAACGATGAGCTAGCCCGCGCCAAGATTGCCGCTAATCAATTAGGTGAAAAATATCAGGCTAATTTAGCGCTATTTGCTGATATTGAACCGGCTTATAAAAATCTGTTCGCTGACATCAACCAGATAATTGCCCTTGAGCACGAACATTTGGCGCTGATGATTGATCAACGCATTACCAGGCAAAAACAGATTGAGGAACAGCACAGACAGCAGGAAGCATTGCGGCTTGATGAATTGAAAAAACAGCAACAGGCTGCATCAGTGATCACCACAGAGACTGTTGCCGCTAGCTCTGATACAACTGCCCATCAGCCGTTGCACCCTGCGGGATCGGTTAACTTTCCTAAGCAACTGGGCAAATCTGTAAATTCGGCAACTATAGACAAGCCAGTTGATTGGATTGCACAAATTAATGCTGATTTAGTGGCGACAGGAATTGAGCTTACTACTGAAACAGTTAACCGTCTGTACAACGCGGTGAAAGCTGGCCGGATCCGCTATTTCTCTATCACGCAATAACTTTTCATAACCTGCCACGGCAGGCATTCCACAGGTAACCCATCATGACCACACAGGCCACAACTGCCAGTGTGCTGGAGTCATCCCTGCGCCCAGTTCGGGCGCAGCTAGACCTTGCCATTGAGCAGACTACCGGCACCGCACAGCGTTCTGTAGAGAGCGCGACTGTTTTACTCAACCAAGCACAGTCCCTATGTATTGAACAACTCAACATCGAGACTGACGAGTACAACCTATTATTCGACCGTTTAGAAAAAACTGAAAACGACCTAATTACGAAATCCTTGGCGCTAACACAAGTGCAGGAACGCATAGAAAATGCCGATCTAGCAGTGGCTGAAGCCAATGCACAGCGAGACAGTATTTCAGCCAAATACAACCTTTCACTTTCAGACCAACGAGTATTGGCTACTGAGGTGAATCGGCTAAAGTCACTGAATCCTGAAAAAATGAAAATCCAGATCATTCGACTGAAAGATGATCTGGAGAATAAGCGCACACTGTTAAATCAGCAATTGACGGAGATCCGGCGATACAAAAAAGAGGTAGCAGAAAAAACCAGCAAACTGGCTGTCATGGTCAATGTTAATAACCAGCTTAATGATTCTGTTTCTGACCTCACGGCCCGAGTCCTCCGTATGGATGGTGACGTAGAATCAATCTATTACCGGGGCAACGATGGTATTGAGTTTTACTTTTATACCTTCCAGTTTGGGTTAAAACTTCGCTCAGGCGATTACGATATGCAGATCATTAACGATATTGACTGGCATATTGAAATTCGCACCACCGCTGGTATTGGCCTGATTGTCTCTGTTAATGAATGGACTGCGCCCTCTTACCCCATGGTCGATGACTTCGAACAGAACTGGCCGGATGGCCTAACCCCGGCTATTACCCAACGCATTCGTGATCTGCTTGAGCCTACTCATCCGCATCTGGTTAAACGGGCTGAGTGGGCAGAGTCAGTGCTTACCGAAACCCTCCCTTTGAAAGAGCAACATTTAGAACTGCTGGCCCTCTCCAGGATCCATTCTTTGTTTGATGTTGTCCGCCGAACGCCCGATATGCTAGCAAATGCAGTTAAAGGCTTTGGGATAGCAACTGCCCGCCAGGTACACGCTCAATGTTCCAGGATCGTGAAAGACTGGGAATCAGAGCAGAAACAGAAGGAAGCCGCATGATGGGTGAGGAACTGAACCAAAGTACCGGCAGCTATTTCAAAGAAGATGACCGGGGGAACTATACCGCTTGCATCATCTGGCTAATGCGCTGCCGTGCCGAGATCCGCAGCGGTAATCCATACCGGCCAATGCCAAAGCCGATTTATCCTGGTGATGACCGATGGGACGACATGCCTCGGGCGAATACGGTCGATATCGGTATCCGTAAACGCTATTCATTAGAAGTGTTGCTGGCTATCTATCAGTTTCACCGCGCTGGCCACAATGAAAACTTGATTGCCAGCAGCACCGGCATTCCGGTGACCACTATCCGCAAAATGTTAGAGCATAAGACCCAGACCCAGCGCAAAGCCTGGCAACTGGCTCACCAGCTCCGCATTCCCGCTAAGAGAGACATTATCAGCCGATTAATACGGGAAGTTTAGTTGTAGAGGAAAAACCCATGAGTATGGGTAATTTATTTCGAAAAAATAAACTGAGGACTGACCAATGACCAACGATAAAACTCACCAGATTGATGCACCAACATTTTCTGTATCCCAGCAACCTACTGAGTTGTCCCTTTCGACCTTACTTACTCAGCGTTGCGTCGAATTTTCCAACAGCCCGAAAGCTGTCGAAATTATCGACAAAGGCATTGAAAAACTCTTTGGTAACTTGGTTGAAGATGCTTTCGGCTCATATAGCGACTTCGGCAAAGTCATGAAAACCGCCATGAAAGCCGCACTACCTACCAACGTTGAGAACATCATCGAGCTGGAGCGCTACAACAGTCTTGTCACTCGCTTAATGCGTGAAAAGTGGGAAACGGCAGGTATCGCCAACGGCATTGTTGAGCAAATGACTGCAATGGTGACTGAGTTCACCAACGGCGAAACAATCCCTAAATTCATCATGGCTTCTGACCTTTGGAAAGCATTCATTGAAGATAACAGCGAAGAAGCTTCCGAAGAACAATGGGATACGCCTCAAGTAGTCATAGATGATAACGATGGCGATCACCATAAGTGGGTTGGACTTCACGCTGAGCCGGGTGACCGGAGCAGTTATCGTAGCAAAGCAAAAACTCACAGCTACGAATGTGATTGCCGGTTAGCTCTTTCGTTACAGCATGATGAAAAAAGTGCCACCCTATTACATGAAGATTATCCGGTTTACGAGTTGTTCGCGGGCCACGTAAAGGGCGGCACCCTCGGCAAAAAGATAATCAAAGCCTATAGCCATTTCGATAAGCTAATTTTAGCGCTGTACTACGGCGGTAGCATGTTGGTTTGGAATGAAGAGCCCGACAACCTTTACTACCCTGGCAACGATTAATCAGGAGCGAGGTATGTCTCAGGAACTGGCTTTGAAATTTAGCACCGCAGATCCAGAGCAACTACTCGGCATACTTCCTACGGAAGAGGTGCTGGATATTATCAAATTCCGTATGCGAGAAGAGGTACAAGCGGAAGTTCGTGGCGAATTCAACGACCGCATTGATGATCTGGAAAATGAGGTAGAAGAGCTTGGTGGGTGGGAAGATACAGCCGACGGGTGGGAACGTGACGCTATCGGCCTGTATCGTGCTATTGAGCACGCATTAACGGTTCCATGGAACCGAGCAATACCGTTACTCCAAAAAGCAATAGAAGAGCATGGTGGCGATATAGAGCCAATACCATGAAAATCGAAAAAGGTCGCGCGGCAGTATGGGAACACGCTGCCGAGGCCAACATGCAGGAAACCATCAGGAAGATTGCAGCCCTATTTGATATTGATGACATTGCCATTTTTACCCCCGGTAAGCTTACCTACCTCAAAAATAAACCCCGCAAATATATCCGCATCAGGCCATTGGAAAGTGATGTGGTTATTAATCCAATTACTGGCGCTCATAGCGCTAAGAAGGGAACTTGAAAGCATACAACCTCAATCAGTTGAAAATTATTGCGGCCATCAACGCCGAAATTAGCCGCCAGCACCCTAATATCCCGGCAGACAACCGCATGAATGTCGTCATCGAGGCGGTTAATTCAATTTGTGCAGAATATGCACGTGAACCCGTTGATATAACATCTGCAATGGGGCTTGGTAACTGGCTAGTTAGTGACAAAGTAGGCGCAAGCAGCAAATATATGGCGTCTATATTAAGCCGGAAATTCGTTTCGCGTTATGCTCATCCACATGATTCAGATGATTTCATTCGCTGCATAGGACTTATTAAAGCAGCACCTGAATTGGAGGATAAAATTCTTTTCATGTTCGGTGAAAGTCATGAATGGAGTTGTATTGCTGCTAACTGGAATAGCTGGAAATTACTCGTTGAAAATGGTGAGTTGGATACATTAAATGAGTCAATGCAGAAAACCTATGCCGCTAAGGTAGGTTACTAATGGCTTATTATAAAATATCAACACCAGCCGCCCTCGCAGCCTGGGATGAAGAACAGCGGTTACGTAATAAACTGGTAGATAACGGTACCGCCTTTGCCTCGCTATTTGGCGCGAAGCCAATTTTTACTACTGATGTAAGCCGCTTCAGCTTCTACGGTGTGGTATTTCCAGAGTCCACCCCAACCTACGGCGAACCGGCCATATGGACTAAACCCGACAGCACAGCCCGCTTTACATGCAGACCACGACAGAAACCACCAAAAGGTTTGGGGGAAGAGTCTCGGGCATTGCTAAAACTTTGGAACGATAATTTCCCCGACCCCTCAATAGATCGAGACCAGTATTTCAAGTCGCTAGGCCTTGACTGGGGAATGCTATTTTTATGTGGTTTAAGTCATTTTCGACACGGTAATATTATTTACTTCAAAACTGGAGCCACCCCCAAAGAAGATTCAGGGGCAATCGAAATACTTGGATCTGAATATAAGAATGCAGAAGATACATTTAATAATGAATCTAAAGTGGCGGCATCATGAATAAGAATAAAAAGTTAAATTCCAGCAAAGATATTAAAATCAATCTTATTCTGAGTGATCGGGGATATACCGCTATAACTGCCTCTGGCCGAGTTGAGTATGATGACAAAGGCAATAAACGTGTTGCCATTGGGAATTTAGACGAGGCACCAACAATAATTAGTATTATTGACCGGCGAACGCCACCACCAACTTGCCCGTTTAAACGAAACGTTAAAAAAGTGAAAGTTTGGTTTAATCGCTTCAAATAATTTACGCATAAAATCCCCAGTAATTATTCTATATATTCCTGCCAGCAGGCTGGGGATCATTTCATTCAATTAAAGAGTAGTTCTATGTTTGGATTGTTTCTATACGTCTGCTTTACATTCCAGCCCTGCCAGTACGAACCGCAAGGCTATATCTATCCCGATGATAAAAACTGCCTGGCTGACATTCAACAGCAAGGCCTGCCACCTGAATATGAATGCCTGCCAGTCGATGGCGTTCTCTATGCGAGGAAACAATGATGATCAAGACCATTACAGCGGTACCAGTAGAGCGCGATGAATGTGGTTTCTGGACACACCCTGATTACTTTGAGCCAGCAAATGGCCGGGAATTTGGTGTTGAAGCTGAATTCAAAGCGTGGAAAACATTAAACCGTGTCACTGGCGCGTTGAGCTGGATGGAGGGCGAAGATAACGCTGATGAGTTAAATGCCGCGTATGAAAGTGGTGATTGCAATATCAGTGCGTGGCAACCCACACCACCAGCGGGTGACGGTTGGTTTATGGCTTCCATACATGACACAGAAGACGGCCCAGTATGTTACTGGCTTCGCCCTATCGAATGCGATCCTGATGCTTTAGCAAGCCACCGCGAACAATGCCATATCGAAGCATTAAAAACTGAATTTCTAATTAAGCACCAAACTGCCGTTACAGCTTCACATCAATATTTTGCAGCCTGTGATCTGGGTGAAGAGCGTATTTTTGCTGGTGAAATTTATGAGCGCCTACGAACAGCTACTAGGCGATAAGGTGGGAAAAAATCAAATCAACAATTCACAAGGCCATGCATTACAAAGCGCCTTTATCCGCGTGGTTCCTGTTACTTGCCGTGATACTCACAGCGGCAGTAACTGGGATTATTTATCTAACTGTTCTTGTTTATTGAGGTAGGTGAAATGTCTAATCAATTAGAGCTTTGCCATCAGGAATTACTGCAACACACTATCGAAGCAATCTGCACCGCTGGTTAACGGAAATAAACGCATTACCGATCTGTAAACATTCCCTACAACTTTACGAATATTCACAGCCCCTTACCACCCCAGACCAAACGACCATAATAGGGCGTAGCATCGTTACGCCCTTTCCTACTGAGGAAAGATCAATGACCAAACTACTGACATTAGAAGAATGGGCGGCAGAAACTTACAACAGCAAGTGCCCAACCACTCAAACTCTGCAACGTTGGGCAAGAGGCGGCAATATTTATCCGGCACCAGAAAAACACGGGCGGGAATATCGGGTGAAGCCCGGAGCTATTTATATTCAGCCTAAAAGCTACCGGCTGGCAAAAGAAATACTTAAAACATCGCCCAGTACAAGTTCATCACTGATAGAGAGAATTAATCATGGCATCAAGGCCAAAACGATATGATGCCAACTTACCAAAAAATCTGACCTATCGGCGATATTACAAATCCTATTACTGGCGAAATCCACTTACTGGAAAAGAAATTCCTCTGGGACAAATCGCTCGGAGGGATGCCATATCTCAGGCTATTCAAGCTAACAATTATATTGAATCAAACTTTCAGCCAGTAGCCCTGCTTGAACGATTGCAAGCCCCCGCCCCCACTCCTGCGGCTAAAGCTGAAGTTAATACCGTAGCAAGTTGGCTAAAGCGCTATTCAGAACTATTAAAGCGTCGCGAGCTGGCCGAGAACACCATGAAAATGCGAGTTCTGCAAATCGGATATATTAACCAAGAATTTGGAGATAAGCCGATCGAAACCGTTACCACCAAGCATATCGCTGATTTTATTAATACCTATGTCGATAATGGTAAAAGTTCAATGGCGGTTAATTTGCGCTCTGTTTTATCAGACGTTTTCAGAGAGGCCATAGCTGATGGATTAATTAGCCGCAATCCTGTGGAAGCAACCCGTACGCCGTCACCAAAAGTTAAACGGGAACGGCTAGACTATGCAGCCTTTTGCAAGATTTATGAGGCTGCCGACCAACAACAGAACTGGGTTCAACTCAGCCTGGCATTGGCTCTGATTACCGGTCAGCGCCGTGATGATGTGCGGCAATTAAAAAGAAGCGACGTGCATGACGGCAAGCTTTGGATAGTCCAGAGTAAAACCAAGATGCAGATAGCGATATCGCTATCACTGCGGTTGGAAATAATGAATACCAGCGTAGGGGAGATCATTGAAAAATGTTTAATGGAAAGTAAAAGTGAATTCTTGATTAGCTCAGCCAGTAAAACGGCCGGCCGGGAACCAGGTGCACTTAATGCCGACTCGCTCACTAAAGCATTTGTTAAGGCATTGAAGGCTACCGATCTGGTTTATGAGATATCACCACCCAGCTTTCATGAAATTCGCAGCCTGGCATCGCGACTTTATGAAGCAGAATACGGTAAGGAATTTGCTCAGAAACTGCTTGGCCACAAGTCGATGAAAATGACGAATGTATACCTGGATTCACGTAAAAATGAGTGGGTAGAAATTTAGGCCGAGTATAGGATTTCGTGGAAATTTCGTTTATTTTCGTTTGTTATAAAATAACTTCTTTAAAATCAATAGATTAAAAAAAGACCGAATACGAATCCTATATTCGGTCCAGGGAAATGGCTCTTGGGATAGAGCCGTGCGCTAAAAGTTGGCATTTCATGCAGGCTTATTAAGCCGTACCACTTAAGCGTAGTAGACGACCCACATTTTACCAATTTTCAACGTAACAACTTAATAATCACTACGAAAAACTAATGAATTTTTAGCAAATTTATGAATAGTTATATGATTCTTCCGTTGTTCTCACGCTGACTATCATCTCTAGCGCTATTTGGCGCATAAAGTCAAAGCACGCCGCTGGAATGGCAAAAGGCTCATTTTCTGACCCGGATTTTCTTTATTTTCAAGTATCAACGGATCCAAAGATGAGGCCAGAACCTTACCAGCTCTCACCTGCTCAGCCGCCGTATCATTTAATGGATATTGCGCCAACGTGCTTGGGTTAATAACAAATAACGCCTGACCTGAGCGGCATTCTAACATCACCTCTTCTCGAGTGAATGCCCACTGTTTACCAAACTCAAATTTACTGACAGTGATAATCTTTGCCGACGCCGACGCGTTGGCGGCAAGCAATAAAAGAGACAGTGTTAACGCAAAACCCTTCAT